CCAGATCAATTGATTGTGGAAAAGAAAGCTTCAGGTGCGCCATTAATATTCGAGCTTAGGGCGATGGGTCTGCCCGTTACAGAGTTTACGCCGTCTCGTGGGCAAGACAAAATTGCTCGTGTGAATGCAGTAACTGACCTGTTTGCAAGCGGCGTAGTGTGGCATCCCCCAACAAAAGGATCATACGATGTTATTGAAGAGTGTGCGTCGTTTCCCTCTGGAGAACATGATGACTATGTTGACTCCGTGTCACAGGCATTGATACGATTCAGACAGGGTGGATGGATCAGATCATCAAGTGATGATTATGACGATAAGCCTAAATACATAAGACCAGTGGAATATTATTAATTGATCTGCTATAGTTCTGTGGAGCATAGAGGAAAACAGCATGGCTATTACAAAACCTATGGAACCTTTTGACCCTGATCAAATGCAGGATGATGAAGATAAAGAGGCTGATCTGGAAATTGAAATTGTGAACCCAGATGCAGTTTCCATGGAGACTGATGATGGTAGTATTGTTATTGATTTCACTGGTGACATAACAGATGAACTTCTCGGCCCTGACCATGAAAGCAATTTGGCTGAGTTCATGGACGATCAGGAACTTCAAATTCTTTCCTCAGAATTAATAGAAGAGTTTGAGTCTGACCGTGAATCTCGTAAAGATTGGGCAAGAGCCTATGTGAAAGGCTTAGACTTGCTAGGTCTAAAGATTGAGGAACGTCAACAGCCTTGGTCTGGGGCTTCGGGTGTTTTCCACCCTCTTCTAACAGAATCTGTTGTTCGATTCCAAGCACAGGCCATGGGCGAGCTTTTCCCTGCTTCTGGTCCTGTTCGCACCAAGATCATGGGCAAACTATCTACAGAAAAATACAAACAGTCTCAGCGCGTAGAGACAGAAATGAACTATCTCCTTACTGAGGAGATGGTTGAGTACCGCGAAGAAACAGAGCAGATGCTGTTTAAACTTCCACTTGCTGGCTCTGCCTTCAAAAAAGTTTATTATGATCCAATCAATGAGCGCCCAGCCGCTATGTTTGTTCCAGCGGAAGACTTTGTAGTTGCATATGGTTCATCTGACTTAGGTACGTGTGAGCGATACACTCACGTTATGAAGAAAACCTCTAACGAAGTTCTTGAGCTTCAAGTTAATGGGTTCTATCGTGATGTAGACCTGCCAGAGCCTTCCCCAGACAGAACAGATATCGAAGATAAGTACGATGAGCTTGATGGTGAATCGGCTGTTATGGAAGATGATGACAGGCATACCATCCTTGAAGTGCATGCTAACTTGGACCTTGGCGGAGATCACTCTGATCCTGACGGCTTGGCGCTCCCTTATGTTGTAACAATAGACAAATCCTCCTCTACCGTTCTGTCTATTCGTCGGAATTGGTATAGTGAAGATGAAAAGAAAAAGAAGAGATTACATTTCGTACATTACAAATATCTCCCCGGTCTCGGCTTCTATGGGACAGGTCTTATACATCTTATCGGTGGTCTTGCGAAATCCGCGACATCCATACTTCGTCAGCTTGTTGATGCAGGTACGTTATCGAACTTACCTGCTGGTCTTAAAGCTCGCGGGATGCGTATTAAAGGTGATGATTCTCCTCTTATGCCGGGTGAATTTAGGGATGTGGACGTACCGGGCGGTGCTATTCGTGACGCAATTACGTTTATCCCTTACAAAGAGCCGTCAGGCGTACTGTATCAGTTACTCGGAAACATTGTTGAAGAAGGCCGACGCATTGGATCAGTTGCTGACATCCAAGTAGGTGACATGAATGCGCAAGCCCCAGTCGGGACAACGCTCGCGCTCATGGAGCGATCCATGAAGGTTATGTCTGGAGTTCAGTCTCGTATGCATGCGGCAATGAAGCGTGAGCTTCGTTTACTGGCAAAGGTTATCCATGACTATATGCCAGCCGAGTATGTCTATGAAATGGAAGGCGATCACAACCGAACAAAAGATTTTGATGGCAGGGTAGATGTAATTCCAGTATCCGATCCGAACGCGGCTACTATGGCCCAGCGCATCATGCAGTACCAATCCGCCCTACAGCTTGCTCAGCAAGCGCCTCAATTGTATGATATGGGTAAGCTTCATCGTCAGATGTTAGAGGTTCTTGGCATTCAAGATGCTGATGATATCATAAAGCTGCCAGACGAGATCAAACCCAAAGACCCTGTCACGGAAAACATGTCAATTCTACAGCAAGAGCCAGTCAAAGCTTTTGCTTATCAGGATCATCAAGCGCACATTCAAACTCATATGGCGGCAATGCAAGACCCTAAAATACAAGAGATGGTTGGTCAGTCTCCGTTTGCTTCTGCGATACAATCAGCCATGTCTTCTCACATCACTGAACATGTAGCGATGGAATATCGCAATCAAATACAATTAAAACTTGGAGTTGAGCTCCCAGACCCAGACGCTCCACTGCCAGAAGATGTAGAGTTCGAGCTGTCAAAGCTTGTTGCAGAAGCTGCTCAAAAAATCACGCAAAGCAATCAGCAAGAAGCACAACAAGCAGAAGCTCAGAGGCAAGCCGAAGACCCACTTACTCAGATACAGCAGCGTGAACTTTCTATTAAGGAGCAAGAGTTACAGCACAAAATGGAAATGGATCAAGCCAAGCTTGAGCTTGACAAGATGAAGGCTGAAACAAATTCAGACATCCAAGAGATGCGAATTAAGTCAGAGGATAGAAGGGCTGGCGCTCAAGTCGGGGCTAGACTGGCAACTGAGCTTGATAAGTCTCAGCGCACAGAAAAGCTTGCGGGTGCAAGACTTGGTTTAGAAATAGCTAAAGAATTAAACCTAGATGATAGGGAAATCTTAAAAGCAGAAGAGAAGAAAAATGGAAGAGACTAACGTCTTCTTAATATTTGAGCGTAAGTTGAATGAATACAAAAGTTCTATTGAACAATTTCTAGCAACTGGTGGTGCAAAAAATCAGGATGCCTACTGGCATGCTGTTGGAGAATATAGTTCTTACAACAAGATTTTAGAAGATTTAAAAGAAATTGAAAAAAGATATATTGATAGCTAAAACTTTTTCTTGTAATCTTAACTTATTCGCGGAATAGACCGCGCAAGGTAACTGTGGACCTAAACCACTGCACATAGGTGAACAATGTACGCTACAGTAAATGTAGATGACGCCAAGGTAGATGAGGCGATAGAAGCAAAACTTCCAGAACCTACTGGCTACAGGCTTCTAATAACTATCCCAGAAATTAGCGAAAAGACTCAAGGCGGCGTGATTGTCCCTGATGAGCTTAAATCAGCAGAAGAAACTGCTTCTATCATTGGCTTTGTTCTAAAGGTTGGTGTGGATGCTTACAAGGATGAGTCTAGGTTCTCTGATGGTCCTTGGTGTAAAGTCGGAGACTTCGTAATATTTCGTTCTTATTCTGGCACTAGATTTAAAATCCAAGGGAAAGAGTTTCGTATTATCAATGATGACACGGTCGAGGCCGTTGTTGATGACCCAAGGGGGTATACAAGAGCATGAATGCAGAAGCGCAAAAGATAGAAGATGATATCATTGAAGATATTGATTCTGATAATTTTGAAGTTGAGATAGAAGACGATACCCCAGAGGAAGACCGCAACAAGCCTCGCAGGTCTGAGGGTGTTGATCCTGAAATCCCAGAAGATGAAGAGATTGAACAGTATAGCGATAACGTACAAAAGAGAATCAAAAAATTAAAATATGAATTTCACGAAGAGCGAAGGGCAAAAGAAGAGTCTGCTCGTGTTCGTGAAGAGGCAATTCGTTACGCAGAAACAATTCATAAAGAAAATGAACGTCTTCGAAAGAGTTTAGCTGAAGGCGAGCATGTTCTTGTAAAACAGGCGCAGGGTCGCTTGCAAGCTGAGATGGACAAGGCAAAGCGAACAGCTAAAGAAGCCTATGACACGGGGGATAGCGAAGCGTTTCTTGCCGCTCAAGAGCAACTGAATAGCTTGCAGAATGAAAAGTTCCGCGTAGATAACTACAAACCTGCTCCCCCACAACCTGCAGCTCAGCCAAACTATCAACCTCAACCAAATCCAGAGGTTAAACGTCCTGACCCAGAGGCAATGCAGTGGGCGGATAACAACCCATGGTTTGGTAAAAATGAAGAAATGACAGGGTATGCATTTGGTGTTCACGAAAAAGTTGTGAAATCGGGGGTTTCCCCAAATACCAAAGCGTACTATGATTCGATTGACGGAGCGATGAGGAATCGTTTCCCAGAAGAATTTGACGATGGCACAGTGGAGGTCAACACACAGCCCCGTCAAACAGGTAACGTGGTAGCACCTGCGAGCAGAAGCTCAAAAAAACCACGCAAAGTTAAGTTGACTCCTTCCGCGGTCAAAATCGCCAAGCGACTCGGACTGACAAATGAACAATATGCGGCGCAAATCATGAAGGATAGCAAGTAATGGCTAATCAAAGGAAACCACGTAACCTTGATACTCGTGATCAAGGACAGCGTCGAAAAAACTGGCGTAGACCGTCTACGTTGCCGACCCCCGAACCCCGTGATGGTTTACACTTTCGCTGGATTCGCACTTCTTTAATGGGTCAAAGCGACAATCCAAATGTGTCTAGCCGTTTCCGCGAAGGGTATACTCCTGTGAAGGCCGATGACTATCCAGAGCTTCGTGTTGTGTCCGACCTTGACTCTAGGTTCAAGGACAATGTGGAAGTAGGAGGGTTAATGCTTTGTAGCATCCCTGAAGAAATCGCGCATGATCGTGTTGATGGACAGTTAGAAAACGCACAAAATGCTATTGATGCTGTTGATCGTAACTATCTGCGTGAAAATGATCCGCGTATGCCCGTTCTGGCTCCAGAGCGTAATACGCGCACCTCGTTTGGTAAGTAACTTAAAAGTTCAATTGAACTTATAGGGCGCTTACTTTGTTTTAAATGTAGAAAAAAAGGAGAAGGCAAATGTCTTCAACTGCTGCTCCCTTTGGTCTGCGTCCGATTGGTCGTTTGGATAACGGTTCACAAGAAGTGTTCCGTCAATATCCAATAGCTTCCGCCTACAATACTAACATTTGCACAGGTGATATTGTGCAACTTGTAGACGGTGGAACAGCGACAACCATTCAGAAGCAAGCCGCGACTGGAGACGATACCACAGCCATTGATATGGTAGGTATCTTCATGGGTGTTAAGTACACTGATCCTAACACCAACCAAATGACGTTTAGTCAAAAATGGCCCGCAGGTACTGTTGCGTCTGACGCAATGGCCTACGTCGTTGATGATCCAAGCGTTTTATTCACAATCCAAGCTGACGGTGCGCCAACTAATACTGGTGACATCTACGGTAAGAACACCTTGCTTGTTCAGACGGCTCCAAACACAACGCTGAATATCAGCCGCGTTGCGTTGGATATCTCTGAAATAAGTACAGATGCTCAAAACCCAATTCGTATTATCGATTATCTCGGTGGCGATCAGGGTGATGAGAAAGGTACTTCTTATCCGATTCTGGTGTGTAAGTTTAATTACCATCAGCACTCGTCAACAACTGGCTCAGCATAGGAGATTGAGATATGGCTATTTCTCGCGCACAACTCCTGAAGGAGCTTCTACCGGGTCTCAATGCGTTGTTCGGATTGGAGTACGAAAAGTACGAAAACGAACATGCAGAGGTTTATGAAACTGAAAACTCAGAGCGTAGCTTTGAGGAGGAAGTAAAACTTTCTGGCTTTGGCGCAGCGCCTGTTAAGCCTGAAGGTTCAGCGATCTCGTATGACAACGCGCAGGAGTCCTTCACGGCTCGTTACAACCACGAAACGGTTGCAATGGGCTTTTCCATCACTGAAGAAGCGATGGAAGACAACTTGTACGACTCTTTGTCTGCACGTTACACAAAGGCTTTGGCTCGCGCCATGGCTTACACTAAGCAGGTTAAGGCTGCATCCTTGTTGAACACTGGTTTCGACACCTTTAATTCAGGTGACGGCGCTACATTGTTTTCAACTTCGCACCCAACTGTTGCTGGTGGTAACAATGCAAACCGTCTATCGACGGATGCAGACTTGAACGAAACCTCACTTGAGCAAGCGGTTATCGACATTGCAGCGTTCGTTGACGAACGTGGTCTGTTGATTGCAGCTCGTCCTCGTAAGCTTATCGTTCCACCTGCGCTTATGTTCGTTGCAACTCGCTTGCTTCAAACTGAGCTTCGTACAGGAACTGCGGATAACGACGTAAACGCATTGCGTTCAAACGGTTCGATCCCAGAGGGCTATCGTGTCAATCACTACCTGACTGACACAGATGCGTTCTTTATCACTACAGATGTTCCAAACGGAATGAAGCACTTTGTGCGGACTCCTATGTCAACATCTATGGACGGTGATTTTGATACAGGTAACGTGCGCTATAAAGCGCGTGAGCGTTATTCTTTCGGCGTATCCGACCCATTAGGAATTTATGGTTCTCCGGGAGCATAAGTTATGATACAAGGGACTTGAGTATTAATTTACTCATTTCTCCCTTATTGATTGGGGCAGCTCAGGTTGCCCCTTTCTTTTTTTAAAAAACGTGGTACTGTTTATTTGGGGTTTACATTAGCCTTGCAGACAGGACACACCCCACCTGACATTGCACAGACTGTAAGGCCAAACCTTGTGCAAGGGGTATTAATATGGCTTCAACTACATTCTCAGGTCCAGTGACATCCACAAATGGTTTTGTCGGAGACATAAAAGTTCCAACATACACAGTTGCTAACGCGCCTTCTGCTTCTGCTGCCGGTGCAGGTACTTTAGTATTTGTATCGAATGGCGCTGCTGGCTCGGCAATCCTAGCTTTTTCTGATGGCACTAATTGGAAGCGCTCAGATACAGGCGCAACTATTGCTGCATCGTAGGTGATCTATGAGTAGATTTAAACCAGCGAGTGCAGAAGAAATGGCTGCAAGAGGCTTGAACCCAGATGGGACGCCTCTTGAGGTTAAAAGAGTTCGCGCTCGAAACCCAGACGGCAAGCTCAAGGCTGATGACCCATCCACACCTCATGTAAATGAGGCGTGGGAAGAGGTTCCAGTCAAAAAGAAACGTGGGCGTCCACCCAAGAAAAAGGATTGATAAATGGCAGATGCAGTAACATCTCAAACTCTTATAGACGGTAAGCAAAGCGCCGTTATAAAATTTACGAATGTTTCAGATGGCACTGGAGAATCAGCCGTTACAAAGGTAGATGTCTCCGCCCTCTCTGGCTTGCAGGATGGAACAGCCTGTAGTGGTGTTATTATAGAAAGAATCTGGTGGCAGTGCATTGGCATGAAGGTTCAGATTTTTTGGGATGCATCCTCAGATCAGTTTTGCATTGAGCTTGGTGAGAATCAAAGCGGCAATCATGACTATACTGTTTTCGGTGGCCTAACCAATAACGCAGGTTCTGGCGTTACTGGAGACATTAACTTTACAACAGTAGGTCATACATCTGCGGATACTTACACTATAATTCTTCACATGAGAAAGAAGTATGGATAGGTTTTAGATGGCTACTAAAGACCCTCGTCTAAAAAGAGCGGGAGTGTCTGGGTTTAACAAACCCAAGCGCACCCCCAATCATCCTAAAAAATCACACATAGTTGTGGCAAAGGAGGGTGATAAAATTAAAACCATTCGGTTTGGACAGCAGGGGGTAAAGACTAACCAGACTGTTGGTCAGCGTAAGGCCTTTAAGTCTAGACACGCAAAGAACATTTCTAAGGGTAAAATGTCTGCTGCGTATTGGGCCGACAAGGCCAAGTGGAGTCCTAGCAAAACTAAGTCTAAATCTACTAAATGGAAAAAAGGGTCATAAAGTGATTTCTCGTTCTCAAATGGGTAGCCAAATGATA